GTCATCTATCTTTTTGACTCTGGTCTGGTATACAAAAGTAGCTCTTAGCGAGACTGCAGTAGAAATAGGGACGATTCACATGAATGCCCTTGGGTCTGGTGTAACAGGATACACCCAGTATTTTCACGGATATGCAAATAATCTGCAAACATTTTTTATGACAACTAGTAATGTTGGAATGTCGACCTCATCTGTTAGAGATGTATCTGTAAATGTAGCAGATATAATAAATAAAACAGGAGCCACTAGCATGACAGCATCAACATCTGGGTATTGTTGGGCGTCGGTTTGTATCGGATATGCTCCAGGACAAAATTTACGCTTATCTGATGATATATGCTGTGAGTGGCACTGGCTCAGGACAGCATAGAGGTGATATAAATTGAGAATACGTGAAGTTTCAACACCTGTAATATATAAAGAGAGTGCAGATTTCAGATTTTTCTTGAAATGGTTTGAAAACTGCATAGAGAGAATACGGTACGATACCGAAAATATAGAAGATCTGTATGATCCTGTTAGGTGTCCTAGCGAGCTTCTGTGGATGTTAGCAGATACTATGGGATTCAAGTACGATGACAGGCTTCCAGCAGCTTTCAATCGCCTTGTTCTCGTTTATTTCATGTCCATGATACGAAATAAGGGGAGCAAAGACGGCGTAACACTAGCAGCTGAAACAAATCTCGCACAGTTCAACATACTTAACTACGGAAAAGAAAAGGACATACTGTATAACAGGTTAGAAGATACCTCGATTCCTGTAAATTCTGTATATGTAACCCCGCATACAGCGCAAGGGTACATAGATGTAGTTTATTTCAGCGATAAACTTCCAATTGATGCATGTATAGAGTATGTTAGACCTTTAGGGATGTATATTGGTAGGTCTGCAGGCGTCAGATATGACGCAAGAACGAAAATATCCATAGATGCAAGACTCACAAATACAAATAACGTAGGAATGTCTATTGGTCCTACGCATGTTGGTCACTACAGCAGAGAAGATTATGCTAGAATGCAGAAAATACGGGAAGATGAAGTAGATTCTGAGGTAAAAGCTGATCCTAGATTAGATTTTACAGGATATGATCCGTCATCAGGTTTAAGCAAACGCGAGTGGTATCAGCAAAACAGAGATTTACAGGAGTTAGAACACGAAAGGCAGCCGGTCTACTACAGAAATTCTGATTATGAAGAGGAGCCTACTCCTAATAAATCGTCTGATGAGATAAATCCGGGATACCGTGCGCTGTATTCTTTGCAGCTCTGTAACAACGAACACATTGTTCAATCTTTAATAGAACCTAAGAAAGATGACGACGGTAACGAAATCTACAATTCTGGTCATGTGCGTCCTAATATATTTGGTCTTGGATACCAACCACAGGATGTAAGTGTTGTATTTCCGGATAACTACAAACTTCATGACATTGCAGCGGAAGATAATCCAGATATATGGAATCTTAGATACGATAAACAAATTGAAAGGGATGCTTCCTCTGACGTGTATACAACAGAGGAAAATAGAGATATAGACATCGTCAATCCTAGACCCGCTGTAAATCCTGTTATGCACAGCATAGGAGATGCTATGTCTATGAATAAGATGAATACTCAATATGTTATACAGGATGACGATGATGTCCTAAGAATTCATAAGATAGTTCCTGATGGGGAAGTTTCAGATGTTGTAAATGATCCGGATGATGTTGAGTCTGACTACAAACTTAAGGAGTAACACCTTATATAATATGTAGGAAGGTGATTGTCATGAAAATATATGATAAAGACGGAAACGAAATTCCGCAAGTTGAGGGAGTAATTGTAAAGTATTCTACCGGAGCTAGAGTGTTTGAGCAGAATATAGCGTATCCTCAATATGGTCAAGGCAATTCTACACCTGCATCTGATGAAGATATTCAGAGAGACGATTTAGGATATACAAATCCAAATCTGCATAGACGAGTTGATCCAAAGTTTCCTGTAGAAGCAGATGATGCTACAGATTATGAATTAACTCCGAGAGACTATCTGATAGGAATTCAGGCAGTTAATTCATATAGGACAACTATAAAAACTGAACATATCGACTATCAGGACATAGATAAGATAGCAAGAGAGCTCGGTTATTCGGAAGGCAGCGAAGAATATCAAGCACTTGTTGAACGTGTTGAAGCTTCAGAGGAGCTTGAGATACCATAAGGAGTAGTTGTGGATAGGAAAATAAACGCGAATAAGTCAATAGGGCTGAAAACAAATGTAACTATACGTGTTTTAGATGCTACTACTCACGAAGTAGTCCAAGAACATGTGGGTCATAATACTGCTACAAATTCTATGCTTTTAGGGATAGGACACTATCTGATAGGTGAGGGGGTCTTGGAACAAGGTTACAGCATGTTATCCGAATATGTTCCAAGATACATATCCATCGGAACTATGGGACTCATAAATCAAGAATCCGACAGTGAAGGTCTTCCTGGAGGTATCGGAGTTTCGATTCCCGATGCAGGAGATGACGAGGAGTACGCATCTTTGCTAGATGCGTTGGCTACTGCTGAATCAAATCTAGAAGCTGCAAAAAATGCTTTATCTAACGAGTGTCCGTATTATGTTGAAAACGGAAAGTGCTACACCGGTGAAGTATGCGAAGCATGTACTTCTAGATTACAGTTAAAGCGTAGAGCACTAGAAGATGCCCAAGCTGCATATGATGAAGCACTTGATGCAGTATTAACATATTCTGAAGAAACTCGGTTCAAAGATTACATGGCACAGCGTCCTGGTTATGGTGCAGACGGGTACGATGAGAATCAGAATAACAATCGTAAGTACTTCGGGCTAGGTCCTGTTTTCGCAGACAGAGAAGATAAATCAAAGACAATAAATTGCGAGCTAATATCAGTAACATATCCGAGGTCTCCTATATCTTATAGAGATGTTGTTCCGGAGATAGAATCGGAGTTGCCTAAAACAATAGATGTAGTTTTTAGTGCTATGATATCTGTTGGAGCTCTTAAACAATTTAGAGAGTCTGGGAAGGGATATGTTTACATAACTGAAGCGGGGCTTTGGTCTAGACCTAACTGGCCGCAGGATTGGGATACTGCATCTAGTTCGTATTCTGGAGAAAATGATTATTACTGCGGAGAGAACGGATTACTTGCAGGATATAGAATTGCACCTCCTGACGAAAAGAATTGGTTTATGACTGAGGAAGATGCGCAGTCTTACATAGATGATTATATCAGAGTAAATACAAGATCCGGAGAGGATCCAATAGCTTTTCCTTACCCGGACGGTGTAGAAGACGCTAAAGGCTATGCTAAGTACAATCGTGATGTCCTTCGAAGAAACATTTTGAAGGTAGGAACTAATCAAGTTGTACAGGTAATATGGAAAGTACAGCTTGGAAGTATAGATCAATTCGGAGGTATAAACGTACTTAGATATCCAGTATCGTTATAGGAGGTGCATTTATGGATACAGTTGTATTAACTCCTGCGGGTCTGCTAGAGATACTATCTCAAATAGAAGAGCTAAAGGATGTAGAATTAGGCCTTACAGAAACATTAGATGGTAAATTGCAGTTACAGGTTGGCGAGTCTTTCTATGAACTTGCTCCTGAAGCTGATAATGATATAGAAGTTGATAGCGAACTTGTTTCCGATATGGAAGATCTAAACAAGGAAGCTTACGAGCAGCTAGAAGCATCTGGTGAAGTGAGTTTAGGTATGGACGAGGAGACTGTAGAATCTGGAATCATAAAAGAGCTTGCAAAGACGCTGCTAGTAGGCGGGATGGTTAGATTCTTAGGTCACGAAATAAAGAAGTAAGAAAGTGAGGTAGAATCAGTTGGCAGAGAAGAAAAAGAATGTTAAGACTGCAGAAGATGTGAATGATATCACTGTATTAGGTACATTTGAAGGCGAGTGTGCTGATTCTAATATCACTAATCTGAACGGTCTAGACATAACACGAGAAGTTTGGGAAACTGTTTTTGAATCTCAAGAATACAAGCAAGCAATTGATCTCGGCTGGTACATCGGATTCCTAGGTCATCCGGAAGATCCGAACTGCATGGATTTTGAGCATGCTTGTATTGTTATGAAAGAGGGTAGAATTGACGATAACGGAAAAGTTTATGGTAAGTTCAACCTGATAGATACGCCTGTAGGAAGGATTGTTAAAGCATTTCAAGATGCAGGTGTTACATTTGGTATATCTGTTAGAGGTGCCGGTGACATAATCGACAATTCAGTTGATCCTGAGTCGTTTGTTTTTAGAGGATTCGACTTAGTTTCCTTCCCTGCGTACCCTGAAGCAATTCCCGAGTTCAAAGATGTTGCAGCATCTACAGATGCTAATGTACGGAAGAAGTATAAGATTGTTTGCAATGCTGTTAGAGACAACGTCAAAGATCTTGACACATGCGAGTCCATCGACATATTACAGTCTCAGTTCGCAAAGCAATCAGATGAGTACAAGATGCTCGAAGCTCGGAAAGCTGAAATAGAAGATGAAGATAGGTTAGATATAACTGACGAAAAAGTTGAAGGGATGACTCAACTGTATCTAGATGTAGTTGAATGCAATAAAAATCTTCAGGAACATGTTCGCCAGCTTAAATCTGAATTAAGGTCATCTGATAGCAGAGCGGCGAGAAAAATACATAGTATAGAAAGAATAATGTCAGCTCAATTAGAAGGGCTTGACAATGAATTAGATAGAGTAACTGCATCTTGCGATACCTATCGTAGAAAGTGTTTAGAGCTTAGAGGCGAGATCAAATCACTCAGAAGCTCTAACCTTAAATATAAACAGAAGATTAACGCCTCTAGTAGCGAAATTTCTACAAAGGAAAGTATTATTTCTAAACTTCGTTCAGATCTGAATGAAACTGTCAATGCAGCGTCTGATATGGAGTCTAGAACGTCAAACCTTGATGCAAAGAATAAGAAGCTCCAGAAAGAGATAATTTCTGCTAATAATGCGTTGAAGGCTGCTGAAGCAGTGATACAAGATTATCAAGATGCTTATGCTAATCTGTATTCAAACGCATTAGGTGTTCGTCTAAATAACATAAGTGTAACCGCATCTACTTCTGTAAAGGAATTACAGGACATGATAAATGGTTCGTCTAAATCATCTGATCTAGATAATGCAGACCCCACACCTGTTGAATTTGGGGAAGATGATGGCGGATTGGTTACCGTGTAATATTTGAATTGATCATACAATATAATAGAAAGAATACAGGAGCGTGAATGATATGGCTATTACAAAGACCACACGTAAGGCTGCACCTGTAAAGGCTTCTCGCAGAACTATCAATGCTAATGCGAGAACTAATGTCACTTCAGGTGTTCGTAATCGTCAAGCGTCTCCAATCACTGCGAGCCTTAGAGGCCTGAGCGCAGAGAAGAGATTGTTTGCACGTCAACTTCAGCAGAATATTCGTCGTCAGTCATCTGTCATGGCTGCGACAAATACGACAAATATCATGGCTCGTCCGGACTTCCTGGAACTGCTTCCGATGTTTGTCCAGAATCTGCTCATTCTTGACGTTTATGGTTCCGTTGCGATGAGATCTCGTCAGCAGCTGGTTCCGTATTTCAAGTTTATTGCAGAAAACAACAAAGGCGAAACACATGCGGGAGATATTATCTCAAGTCCGTTTGTTAACCGCCAGGGTGTCGATCATAACTGGACCGGTAGAGTCGTCAAGAACGAAATCGTCGGCGAAGATACCGATATTCAGGACAACATGGCACTCATCTATACTCCTATCCTTCCAGGTTCTGTAACAGTTCAGTACACAGCTGCTGGTGTTACAAAGGCTTACACTGATGATGGTAACGGTAACATCTGCGAAGCTGGTGATACAGCTGCTGCTGGTTACATCGATTACAGCACCGGTACAGTTAGCTTCACTTCAGGCGTTGTTGAAGCTGCTGACGGAAATGTTGTCAAGGCTACTTATCAGTATGACAACGAAAATGTCGGTCCTCATACACCTGGCAATGGTGGATATGGATATGAATATGGTGCTCAGATGGCCAAGGGTTATCTGCAGCTAGATGAGTTCAACCTCGTTGCTGAGGCTCATGAGCTTGCTTGCTATTGGAGCATCTATTCCGCATTTGCAGCTCAGCAAGAGTACGGTGCTAACATCGGCGATATTGCTAAGGAAGCTGCTTTCTCAGAACTTACTGCTGAGATCAACTCCAAGGGCTTCCAGGAACTTCTGAAGGCTGCTCAGTTCAAGCCTCAGTTCAACTGGGATGCTAGCCCAGTCCTGTCTGGTTCTGTTGTTCCGTCTGATTACCTGAACATGTTTAAGCTGAAGCTGACTCAAGCTGCTTCTTCTATCTATCAGGCAACTAGACTTACTCAGCCGAACCGCTTAGTTGTTGGTACTAATGTCGCTGCTTACATCGGCATGATCAACGGCTTCCAGGCTGAAGCTCAGACAGAGACGGTTGGTCCTTACAAGTTAGGTAAACTTGATCAGTTCGACATCTACTGTGAGCCTTCTTACAATCCGGATACTTGGGTTATGTCTTGCAAGTCAAACGACATCAGACGTA